ATTATCAATAGTAATGTAAATATGACTTCAAAAAAGAAAGAATTTGTTTTATTTTCATTTACAAAAATATAAAATTATTAAACAACATATCAATATAACATATCAATACCCAAAATTATTATAATTCAATTTTATAGTGCAAAAGTTTGATTTTAAATTAATCACATAAAAAGTCAAATACATACATAAATAATAACAAATAATTAATTAATAATACGAAATGAATTACAAAAAGATAGAAAAAAGAGTTATGACTATGTTCGAAAATTGTGAACTCGATACTGATTTATTATCAACAAATATAAGTAAAGATAATGTTGCAAAATTATTAGATTACCAAATTTTACATACCATTAATTTAATTTCATGTTTAAAATCAAATGATGTAATTCTAGATGGTTCTAATACTGGAACAGGTAAAACATATACATCATTATGTGCATGCAAGGAACTCGGTTTGAAACCACTAATTATATGCAATAAATCAGTTATAAGTGTATGGAGATCAGTATGTGATTACTTCGGTGTCATCCCTCTTGCTATTATTAATTATGAGACTATAAGAACCGGACGAACCAGATCAAAAAATAAATTAAAAAATAAATTGAATAAATCTAAGATTGTTAAAGGTAAAATATCAAATGTTATTTTTGATCCAGATAACCATATTAATTATGAAAGTGATAATAATGATTATAATAATGATTATAATAATGATAACAATAATGACGATGATTACGGTGATAATAATAAAGATTATATTAAAATTAATGAAAATGATGAATATGAATGGAATTTAAATAAAAGGACTGATATTGTTATTGTTGATGAAGCTCATAAATGTAAAAATCATAAATCATTGAATGGAAAATTATTGATATCTTTAAAAAGTAAATGTAAAATAATTATGTTGAGTGCGACAATAGCTGATAAGCCAGAAAATTTTAAAGTATTCGGATATATGTTAGGATTTTATCCATCGATTGAAAAATCAAAAGGATGGATTAATGGAATTTTAAGAGAAGATAATGATAAACTAAATAAGAAAACAAGTAGTTTGTATGATAAATTATATCCATATAAGGGTTCAAGAATGAGTTTGGACGATATAGGAGTAAAATTTCCTAAGAATCAGATATCAGCAGATTGTTACTCACTGAGTAAGAGCGCAAGAAGAGAAATGGATGAACACTACAAGATGATAATTGCCAACAAAACAATAGATAATATTAATATTGACAAAAGGAATGAAAATAGTGAAATCACAACAATATTACGATCTCGTCAAAAAATAGAGTTATTGAAAATACCCATATTAATTGATCTCATTGATAAGTATATTGAAAGTAATAAATATGTAGTTGTATTCATAAATTATTTAGAGACATTGAGTAAATTATCTGAATTATTAACAAATAATGATATACAACATTCAAAATTACACGGTAGTTTAAATGAAGATGAAAGAACTGTTGAAATAAATAAATTTCAAACAAATAGTGTTAAGGTAATATTATGTATGATGCAAGTTGGAAGTCAATCGATTAGTTTGCATGATACATCGGGAAAAGCACCAAGAGTTTCGTTAATTATACCATCTTTCTCATCCATCGATTTAATACAAGCATTAGGTAGAATTTATAGAGTTGGATTAAAAACACCAGTCATGCAACGAATTATTTTGTGTGAAGATACATATGAAAAATTAATTGCAGAAAAAATTAGAAATAAATTAAAATTTAGTACACACCTTAGTGAATGTGATAATAATAACCAAATGACTAAAAATTTAGTTAATTCATTGGGTAATAACGATCTTTTATAATTTAATTACATCAATTTATGTTATAAATTTAAAATTTATTTTTAAGTAAATAACTATTATGTATATTATTTTTATTATATCAATATAATTTAAATGGAATCATATAATAAACCTTATCCCAAAAGTAAAAATAATTTTCAATGTATTGGACCTTGTTATCAAGCGGGTACAACTATTGTTCATCCTGTAACTCTTGAATATGTTACAGATAGAAATAATCCATTTTGCCCTGTGAGACAGTGGGAATTAATAGATAGAGATACTGGTAAAAAAACAACATTGACAACTGATATTTGTTATCAACCGACTGAAACAAAAGATTTATCGGGTAAAGAATTTGAGATAAATATACTAACACCCAATATTGATTTTAATGATGTACAATTTCTCAAAATTTATTACAATATATATTCATATGAGGATGCCATAAGTTTTGTCAGTGAAAAAAAATATTTACCGGTTTTCACAAAATTACGTATAATAGATTGTGCATTGGCAGCATACGGAAAAGATTTAAATATAATTGATCACCGAACAGTTGATTTTTTCATTGAAATTATTAATAAAATCTGGATGCCGGAAATTTACAAAAATGTCGAGAAATATATTCATATACATAATGGCAAAATTAGTTTAAGTAGACAACAAGATCAACAGGAAGAAGAAAAACAAATTAGTCAAGATGATGCAAAAATAAAATATAATTTTATAAAATCTAAATTTATTACGAATGATGAAATATTTAAATTTTTAATGAAATATCTTAAACATCGTAAAGATAAATGGACAGAAATTCAACATCATGTGATGAATATAAGAAATGATTTAATCGTTTATATTGAAAATAAAATTAAAAATACAGTTGAATAATAATTTAATTTAATTAATAATATAATTTTATTTTATTATATAGTAATATAAATTAATAAATGTCATATACTATTAACACAATTACCCCTAATTTTGTCGCATATAGTGATTCACCGCTACCTCTTACTCCGACTGCATTTTATAGTGATAACGTAATGGTCGACTTACTACCAGCTGCACCATTTTATAACTCTATTGTTAAACCATCGACATTTTATAATCCAGTTGTTGGTTCTTCTATTAATGTTCTGCCGTCATCCACTTTCTATACACCAATTGTCGACTCATATGGATTAAGTCCAGTAGGTGTTTTACCCATGACACCTGTTGGAGCAACTGTTTTAATACCAGGAACTGGTTCATTGCCATCATTCCTTGATTTGAATAAAGATTCTGAAGTACAAAAACGTGTCACGAATTATTTTAGATACAAAACACTCGATAAGTGGTTATATAATGATATGGCCGATGTTTTAGATCATTTTAAAGTTCACGGTAATGACGTCAAATTAACTGAACGTGTTGAAGAACATAAAACTGATCAAGATATCGAAAAAATAATAGATTACATTGAAAAATATATTCTTACAGAAAATACAATGAGACGTATTTTAAGTAATTTTATTGAAAATACTAATTCCAACTGGTACGATTTACATAAAAATGAATATTTTATTGAAGACGGTATTCATAAAAAATTACTCAGTATAATTAAACATACTATACAAGATACTAAAAAATAATCACTCTCATATCAAACCAACAAATATTTGACTACTAAATTAAAATTATATTTTATATATATATACAAAATATAATGTCTTCTGCGTATTCGATTCAAACATTATTAGAAGAAATTGAAAAGTCAACAAAGAATTCTCCTGGTGTTGATGTACAACAAAATGAACATAATGATGAAATTTTAAGGAGTAGAGAATTGGATCCTGAATTAAAGAATATAATTTAACAAATTACAATTGAGGCGTCTGTTACACCCGTCGGGACATATAAATATGCTGTTTTTCAAGTATCCAGGTGATATCGATTTATTCGAAAAAATATTATCAGAACAACCAAGAAATAAATTTATTGAAAATACTGTGTCCAGAATAAAAACAATTGTTCAATCCATTATTCTTAGTGATAATATTTATTTTATAGAATTCAAGGCTGGAGAGGATACACGTTTTGATTTTGATGTAATTTTTAGTGATGACACACAAACCAATAATTTACGAAAATTACTTGGGCAGTTGGTTATGTGGTCTAAACAACATCTAATCACAAACGACGAACTTATCAATATTACAATACTTATCAAAAAATATAAATCGTTGACACAAAACGATATTCATGAAATACACAGTCTACGCGATAATATAAAGAAAGCTGTCAGAGAATTAAAAATGTTACGTTGGACAACATCTGAATTAATAGAAGGAAAAAAAAAATTACGAGGTTCTGATGACACATATATGACATTGTACAATGCAATAAATATGAATACTGTTACCAAATTAGATACAATTGTATGGTATCAAAATAGGTATATCGAAATGACAAACTTTTTTTATTTTGAATTAGTTGATAAAAACACAGGTACCAAAACAATAATTAGCGAACCATTTCCTAATTATCTTAAGTCACTAAATAGTGATATCAAAAAATATTCTGGTTGTGGTGAATATCCCAAAGACTCACTTAAAATGTTAAAAAGAATGTTTATAAAAGATGCCCTCCTATATAAAAGTAGCAAAAGTTCTGATTTAATTAAAGAACTGAATGAACTCGCAAATATAATAAATCAAGCTCCTGGAGCACTTTCACAGATAAAAGCAGATTTTGAAGCATTGGATAATTTATTATCGACAATTAAAAATGTAAATGTTACAAGAGTATGTACAATGTTAAATAGTATGACTAAACGATATAACAATAATATAATAGATTCTACACTTGCTAAGAAATTTAACCAAAAAAAGGATCAACTTTTTATTTTATATGCTGAATATCAAACTTATGTTAATCAAAACGACCATCAAAAGAGAGACCAAATGTTTTCAATATTCCTAGAAGTAATCAATAAATTTATTGATGAATCATTGAAAGAATTAAAATTAATGATAAACGCTCAAACTGAAATTTTGATTTCAAATAGTAATATTAAAACTTCATGTGATCTATTTATGAATTTTTAACAGTATAAAAATATATAATAATTCATAATATTCAATAATGTATCACGACATTAATTTGTTTATATCTCCGTCATAATTGATGTTTCCGTTTTCGTTATAGTTTCAGTTTCTGATTCAGAATATGTATCCGCTTCTGTATCTGTTTCGGTTTCGGTTTCTGTTTCGGTTTCGGTTTCTGATTCTGTTATACTATTTATATCTCCGTCAAATGACATAAAATCTAATTTTTGTTTTAGTTCATCGTTCATTTTATTTGCTAATTTTATATTTATTTTATCTCTATTTTTACTGAAAACGTTGTTAGATATTTTATTCAATTGTTCCATTTGATTTGTCTGATTTGTTTGATTCATTTGATTTTGCATTGGTTCAATTTTATCTAATTCATTATAAACAATGTTTTCACGAACCCCTTGAAATGGTTTAAATTGGGTTGTATCAATCATCGGCGGAATAAATGATTCTCGATTAATTCCAGCGTTTGAATTTAATCTTCCATTAAATTCTACCGGTGTAATAAATGATTCTCGATTAATTCCAGCGTTTGAATTTAATCTTCCATTAAATTCCATCGATTCGATTTGTGCAGTCCTAACTGCTTCAATTTGTTTTATTTGAACTTGTTTGATTTCATTTATTTCATTTATTGTGGTTGTTTTATATTGTTCAATTTCGTTTTTTATTTTGGAACTAATTTCATTTAATCTCGATGAGTGATTTATACTCAATCGTATATCATCATTCATTGTATCAACAGTCATAATTTTATTCGTTTGATTGAAATATTTATTATGAGAATGTAACATAACATCCATAAATTCCATGGATCTTATTCCATATCGTGATCCACTAAAATAAATTAAAATCATTCTTATAATTGTTATCGGTAAACACAATAAATCAAAAATTAATAATGGTATATTTCTCATTCTCTTATATTTTATTCTATTGATTATTATACACATTTATAAAAAATATGTATAAAGTACGCGTCGAATAAAGTATTGTAAAAAACATAAGCAACGTATAGTATATTTTACACAAAAATTTAAAATATTTTGTAAATTAAATAATTTAAAGAGACATATATATCATTAATATATCATAAAACACCCAATTAAGTAAATTAATAAACTATAAAATTATAATGAACACGGGGAAGATTAAAAATAATAATAAAAATATTAAAAATAATAAAAATAATAAAAAAGATGACATGACAATAACTCAAGAATATTTACTTGATTACGAAACATATAAAAAAAAATATGGTGATAAAACTGTTGTATTAATGCAAGTCGGATCATTTTATGAATGCTATAGTACAAGAGAAAGAGGACCAAATCTTCAACATATATCATCACTGGTTAATATACTATGCACAAGGAAGGATAAGTCTATTCCTGATATTGATGAAAAAAATCCCTTCATGATGGGATTTCCAATGATTGCTAGTCAAAAATTTATAACAATATTAGTAAATAATGGTTATACTGTTGTAATAAAAGATCAGGTGACACCACCACCTAATCCAGAACGTAAGGTTACCAATATTTATTCTAAGGGTACATATATCGATAATATAGAGAAAAATGATACAAATTTTACAATGTGTATTTATTTAGAAGAAGAAAAGCAACGAAACGGAGCATATTTAATGTGTTCAGGTGTTTCTGCTATAGATTTGTCTACAGGAAAAACGTATATACATCAATCCTTATCAACAGAAAGTGATGAACATATAGCTCTAGATGAAACTAGTAGATTCATTAATAGTGTTAAACCATCTGAAATTATTGTTTATTACGAAAATAATGGCAAAAATTCAAAAGGAACAAATAACATGGATAAAATAATTAATTATTTAGAATTAGATAATTGGAATTATAATATTAAAAAAGAAATTCCGAAGAACTATAAAAGTATAAATTTTCAAAATACATTTTTGACTGCTGTTTACAAAATAAATAGTATGTTGTCACCAATTGAAGAACTTGATATGGATAGAATGGATTATGCACGCTTGAGTTTACTATTATTGTTAGATTTTGCTAAGGACCATAATGAAAATATATTGAATGATATAAATAGACCAGAGCAATACATTGATAATACGCGATTAATTCTTGGAAATAATGCAATTCATCAATTAAATGTTGTTACAAATGTCAGCGATGAATATATTCATAAAGTTAATAATATTGGATCATTATTTGATGTTGTAAATAATACATCAACAGCAATTGGATATAGATTATTGAAAGATAGATTAATTAGTCCTTATGTATCACATATTGAACTAAATAAAATTTACAATCTCACGGAAGTATTTCAAGAAAATAAGTTTTATACTAATATTGAAGAAAATCTAAATGGAATATCAGATATAGAAAGACTTAATCGCAAAATGTTATTATTAAGACTCGGTCCATTTGAACTATCAAACATGTATGAAAGTTTTAATGAAATTATCAAACTGTACAATAAATTACTCGAAAAAATTTCAGGAAATAAAAACATTGATACTAAATTTATGCCAAAACAAATAACAATTAATAAGTTGATCGAGTTTAATAAAAAAATAGAGAAAACATTTGTATTAAGCGAAATGAAAAAATATTCTATCGGTAATATCACAGATACATTTTTCTTGCCAGGAATTCATAAAGATATCGATAAAATTAGAGCACAAATGAAGGATGAATTGGAATTTATTAATGAATTGTGTGAAGTATTGTGTGATTATGTTGATGATAACAAAGCAAATAATAAATCTAAAAAAAATAAAATAATGGTTAAAAGAAATGATAGAGATGGATATTATCTAACTATGTCAAAGGCACGTTCTGAAATGTTAAAGATAAATATGCAAAATGTTGAATCGATAACAATAAAAAATAAGGAAATAACACTCGATGATTTACGTTTCGATAACACAAATAAAAATAATACAAAAGTAACAATTCCCAGTATAAATCTTAATACTAATAAAAATAACTCAGATTCGGATTCTATGGATGAAGAAGACGAAATTGAAAGAAAACTTGCAGATTTAACATTTGGTTATTATCTTGAATCATTGCAATCGTTTGTTGATGAGTACAATACATATATCAAAGAAATTATCCCTTTTGTGGGATTTATTGATTATATTAAGTCAAATGCAAAGACAGCAGTTTTATACAACTATAAAAAACCAATTATTTCATTTAATCCTAACAATAGTTTTGTTAAAATAACACAATTGAGACACCCAATTGTTGAAAGAATAATTGATTATGAATATGTACCACATAATATAGAATTAGGAAATGATTTGAAAGGTATACTACTTTATGGGACCAATAGTTGTGGAAAATCGACAGTGATGAAAGCACTCGGTTTGAGTATAATAATGGCACAAGCAGGGTTATTTGTTCCAGCATCACAATATATATATTCGCCGTATGAAATGTTGTATGGACGTATAACAGGTAACGATAATTTATTTAAGGGTTTATCATCATTTATTGTTGAAATGATAGAATTAAAAGCAATTATGAAAAGAGCTGGTCCAAGAACATTAGTCATTGGTGATGAAGTATGTAGAGGAACAGAACATATTTCTGGAAATGCTATTGTAGCATCAACAATTATTAATTTATCTAAAACGTCATCAAGCTTTATGTTTACGACTCATTTACATGAGATAGCGGCAATGAAACGTATTACAGATTTAAAAAATGTTAAATCATTTCACATATCAGTAAAATATGATGCAAAAACTAACTCCTTGATTTATGACAGACACCTTAAAGAAGGACCTGGTGAACCGATTTATGGTGTTGTTGTGGCAAAATATATTATCCAAGATAATGAATTTATTAAATTAGCTACAGAAATAAAAAATGAACTATTGAATGAATATGGTGGAATAACAAGCGGTATTACATCAAGATATAATCCGAATTTAATACTAGATGAGTGTAAAATATGTGGTAAAAAAAATAAGAAAATGCATATTAGTCCATTAGAAACACATCATATATTATTTCAAAAAGACTGCATTGACGGTTACTCTGTTGAAAAACCTCATATTGGGAAAAATGATATGTCAAATCTTGTTGTGTTATGTAATGAATGTCATGATAAACTACACAATGGGGAATTCAAAATTGATGGCTATGTCTATACATCAAATGGAAAAACTTTGAAAATAAATAAAGATAATAAAACACTCCTATTAAAAAAAAACATGTCTATTGATAATTATTACTAGTATAAATTAAAATCGAACTATTGGACCTGGATTACTTTTTGATTATTTATTGATTAATATATTTTTGATGTATATTTACTTTAATACAATTTATACTAGTTCATAAATGCACCGGTCAGGTGTGTTTGTATTTGACGTCATTTTCTTTTCAGATTATG